AGAGAGCTGCACGATATGGAGACATTTGCCGCGATGCGCTATACCTTGATGGCGGCTAAGAATCCACAGGTCAATTGTTTTTCCTCAGCTGGTGATTCTCACTCAATTGTTTTAAATCAGCTCAGAGAGCGCGGATTGGCCGCAGCTAGTGGTGCAACCGATGATGTGGGTTATTTTGAGTGGTCGGCACCAACCGATGAGATTTCATTGGAAAATGCAGCTTTCGCCAATCCTGGACTCAACATAACAATTCACCCAGACAATATCCGGGCCGTTTTCAATGATCCTCCCGATGTAGTTATGACCGAGGTGTTAAATAGATGGGTTCAGACAATTTCAAGTGTGGTTGGAGCCAAAGAATGGCAAGAGTGTGGAGATGAGTCAATTGACCTTGATGATGACAAGCTCACATGGATGGCCATCGACATTTCACCGGACAGGAAGCACGCAGCTCTTGTAGCTGCTCAAAAGCTCGGTTCGGAGTCATTTGTCGTAAAGCTGTTGCATACATGGGAAAACTCGATCCAGTTAGATGATCGAGCTATTGCCAATGATGCAGCGGCCTATTGCCGCAAATATCCGATTGAGTACCTGTTGTATAGCCGCCGAACATCCGGAGCCGTGGCCGCGCGTATGCAGCCAGCCGGTATCCCGATCCATGACATGGACAGCGATTATCCACAAAGTTGTGACGAGCTTTTGGGCGCAATTAACTCGGGCAGACTCAAACACAGAAATCAGGCATCGCTCACCGAGCAAATGCTTTCAGCTGTGCAATTGCGCCGTGGTGACGGTGGCTGGGTCATTGGACGGCGTGCCAGCCAATCAGCCGTTTGTGCCGCCGTAGCATCTGCATTGGTCACACACTTTGCGACACGCCCAGAAACGGAAATTGACATTTTAGTGGGTTGATCCTTGACATTTTGAGAAAATGGGTGCATGGGATTATTTGATCGAAAGCGAACCATTGAAACCGTTGCCATTCCGCGCGGTGCCGATGTAGCTGCACAAATTGGGCCAGCACCGACATTGGATGCATTTTATCCATTTGGCGGCGCGGATTATCTTGCCACTCGCGAGGAAGCGATGAGTGTGCCAGCAATTGCTCGCGCACGAAATATGATCTGCAATTCAATTGCCACAATTCCTTTAGTCACTCGCGATAAAAACACAGGTCAAATTATTGATCAGCCGGTTGTAATTTCCGATCCAGATAAGCGCGTGCCGGGAGCTGTTTCCTGGTGTTGGGCAGCTGAGGATTTATTGTTTGTTGGATTTTCATATTTTCAAATAATTGATTTGTTTGCAGACACAGGCCGGGTTCGCCAAATGTGGCGCGTTGCTCCCAATCGCGTTGGCGTTTTCTTAAACGACAAAGGCACTCAGATCGAGTATTACACAGTTGATGGAAGTCGCGTGCCTGATTCCGGCCCGGGAAGTTTAATTGTTTTCTACGGTAATGATGAAGGATTACTAAACCGCGCAGGTCGCACAATTCGCGCAGGTGCAGAGCTTGAAAGAGCCGCTGCAATGTACGCGCGCGAACCGGTGCCATCGATGGTCTTGAAATCAAACGGCACAGCATTGCCAGCCGACCGCATTGCTAAGTTGCTTGATGCATGGGGCGCAGCGCGCCGCAATCGTGGCACCGCATTTTTAAACGCCGATGTTGAATTGACAACAGTTGGCTTTACGCCGGAACAAATCGGTTTAAATGCTGCACGCGAAATAATTGCAACAGAATTGGCTCGTGCCGTGGGAATTCCGGCTTACTTCATTGACGCGCCGACAGGATCATCCATGACATATGCAAACGCCAGCACGGCGCGTCAAACCTTGTTGGACTTTTCTCTTTTGCCGCTGATGAACAGCATTGCCAGCCGTTTATCAATGCCGGATTTCACTCCATCAACACAGCGAGTTGAATTTGATTTGAAGGCTTACTTACGCGGATCAGAAAAAGAGCGCGCAGAAATTTACAAGATTTTATTTGACATCGGAGCAATTACCACAGCTGAAATCAGACAAATGGAGGACATGATCTCATGAAGCTAACAACACCAATGCAAATTACGGCAGCTGATTCGGACTCACGAACAATCACCGGCCGCATTGTTGCATTTAACGAACAGGCAAACGCATCGACCGGCAAAGTTGTTTTTGCTCGCGGATCAATTCAACCAGGTGATGTTTTTTTAAACCTTGAACATGACATAACACGCAGGATTGGAAAAAGTATTGCCATGTCTGTAAATGATAAGGAAATGACGGCTACATTTAAAATCGCAAACACCACAGCTGGCAATGATGCATTGATCGAAGCAATGGAAGGTTTACGCGATGGATTTTCAATTGAATTAGCCGTTGATGATTATGAAATGCAAAAAGATGGCACGATGAAAGTCAAGAATGGCCAGCTCGTAGGCGTTGCACTTGTCACCGAACCAGCCGTGCGATCTGCACGCGTTTCGGAAGTTGCAGCATCAGAAAATTCTGAAACTCAAGAAGGATCAGATACACAAAACCCAAATGAAGGAGACAAAGTGGAAAACACTACCGAACAAGCCGCTCCTGCCGTTGAACCGGTAGAAGCTCCAATAGTCGAACCTGTACAGGCATCTCGTCCTGCTTACTACACAGCACCTCGCTCACCAATTGTGAATAAAGTTTCATATCTTGAGCATTACCTAAAGGCAACAATTTTGCATGATGAGGATTCTCGTCAATATGTAAAGGCAGCAGATAACACAACAGGAACAGCACCCGGAATGGTGCCAACACCACAAAGCACACAAATTGTTAATGCATTGGCTAACGCTGATCGTGGAATGATTGATGCGCTAAGTCGTGAAACATTGGTTGGCGAAGGCATGACTTTTGAGATTCCTCGCGTAACTGCTGTACCTACTGTGGCCAATGTTGCAGAAAATGCAGCTGTTACAGATTCATCACTTTCAGCAACATTTTTGAGCGTACCTGTTCAGTCATTTAAAGGCCGCGCAATCACGACTGTTGAACTCATTGACCGCAGCCGCCCAGAATATCTGACAGCTCTTTTGCAAAATCTTGAATTTGCTTATGCAAAAGTAACTGATGAATTTGCTGTGGGAACAATTGCTGGTGCAGGTCAGCAAACAGGTGTCAATGCAAACTCATCAACAGGATTCCTTGCTTACACATCTCAAGCTGCTGGTGCTGTTTATTCATCATCACTCGGATTTGCTCGCAACATCGTAGTAAGCCCCGGACAATGGACCAACATAATGGGCTATAACGACAATGGCACACCGCTATACAACGCAGCGCAACCTAGCAATCAGGCAGGAAATGTGAGAGGCGATTCATTGCGCGGTGTAGTTTCACCGGGATTAAATCTCTTTGTTTCACGATCCATCGGTAACGCTGGAGCGACAACATCAACAGGTGATTTCTCAATGGCTGTAATTAATCCAGATGCTTGGACATGGTACGAATCCCCACGCTTTACATTGCGAACAGCAATTCAAAGCGATGGAACCATTGACATTCTCTATTACGGCTATGCAGCAATTGCTCCAAAGATTCCATTTGGTGCTTGCTGGAACCAGACCTGAGATTAACCAATAACTGATCATCGGTAGCGGTCGCTCCCGAACGCTACTTATACGAAAGGAACCGAGATGCCAGCAATAGTCACAGCCTCACAGCTAAGGTCAATTCTTGGTGTCTCGGTTTCTTTGTACTCGGATGCACAGCTTGATCAAATTATTGATTCAGCTGAGCAGACAATTTTGCCTTTACTTACGCAATACCAATCATCGGTGACTTTTGCCAATGTGGATGATTCCGTCATTTATTTCACCACAATGCGGCCAAATTACTTTGTGCCGGGTCAATCTGTTGTAGTAACCGGGGCCGGGATTTACAACGGAACTTATACAGTCACCGATGATCGTATTGAGCCTTACACATTTACAGCGGCAACCGCGGCGGCTGATCGAACATACCCATTGCCGTTTATTCCTAACGCCTTGGCGACCTTATCCGGTGGATCAGCCGCATCGCTTTATGCCAACACTCCTCCAATTGAAAACGCAATCTTGGTTGTCTCGGTAGAAATATTTCAGAGCATCACAGCTCCCGGCAATCAGATCATGTCAGATAATTTCCAGCCATCGCCGTTTATTTTGGGGCGCAGCTTAAGCAACAGAGTAATTGGCTTGCTTGGGCCATTTTTGGATGTTGAAACGATGTGCCAATGAGTATCGAATCAGCTGTACGCACACCACTTAAAAATGCACTCTCAACCATCGCGGCAAATGTCTATAACGGTATTCCAGAGACAATGACTTCTCCAAGCATTTGTTTAATCCCGGATGCACCGTATCTTGAAAGCCTTTTGATCAATGGATCGACAACAAAAGTCAAAGTTAATTTAACTGTGACAGGCGTTGTCGGTTATTCTAACAATGCGGCAGCTTTAGACAATCTAGAACAATTGATGATCAGCATCATAAGCACAATGCCTAACGGCTATGTCGTTGGCAATGTAAATCAACCACAACCATTGGAAGTTGGCGCGGGCAAATACCTAACAGCCGATTTACAAGTCAGCACCTACTACACCAACTAAGGAGAAATCATGCCAACAACAATCATCACGGGCAGAGACATTAGCTTCACCATTGCTGGTGCTAATTATGATGCTCAGGCTACATCGGCAACTTTGACTGTTGATTCAACAATCAACACATATCAGACACTCGATGGCAAAGCGTATTTTACAACAGACACACAAGGCTCATTTGCCGTAGAAATGCTTGCAGACTGGGGAGCAGCATCATCACTTTGTGAAGCTCTTTGGACAGCTGCAACAAATGCTCCAAACACCGGCCTATCGGTCATTTTTGGAGCAGATTCAGGCGCATCATTTGCGTTTGATGTGCAGCCAATTTTGCCATCTGCCGGCGGTACAGCTCCAGATGCACAAACTGTTTCGCTTGCATTTACTTGCGTTACAACTCCAGTCTTAACAATTACCTAATAGAAAAGGAAACGGGAGCATGAAACTACCAATCACAATCGAATACACAGATGGCAATGCTGAGACATACATTGCACATCCAGCAGAATGGGCAAAATGGGAAAACAAGACAGGCAACACGATTGGACAAGCTCAGGACAAAATGGGCGTGTCCGATCTGTTGTTTCTTGCTTACCACGCAATGAAAAGAGAAATGGCCGGCAAGCCAGCCAAGCCATTTGAAGTTTGGTGCGAAACCGTCGCTGACATCATTGTCGGTGATGCGAACCCAAAAGTTACGCCGCCGGAAGCATAAATCGGATTTTATGGGAAGTTGCAATTGCTAGTGGGCAACCTCTGAGCGAGTTTAGAACGGCAGAAGATTTACTTACAGCAATCGAGATATTGGAGAAGCGAAATGGCTGAGGATGCAGTTGCTTTTGACAGAGCTGAATTAAAATCAATCATTGGCGCGTTTAAAGGCATGGATGATGAAGCTGTTACAAAAGCCAAAACTGTTTCCAATGGACTTGCAACTTACTTACAAGGCAAAATCATTGCAAAGGCCGCAGGCCGCGACCGAGCCTCAATCCGCATTGCCGATGGTTCCCGAGTTAGCAAATCATCAAAGATTGGTGAGATGTCATTTGGTTTTGCATCTCAAAAATACTCAGGTGGTGGCACGACTCAACAGCTTTGGGGCGGCTATGAATTTGGATCAAACAAATACAAGCAATTTCCTATCTGGTCGGGCCGTGAAGGCCGAGGATCAAAAGGTTGGTTTATTTACCCAACACTTAAAGCCGAGCAGCCTCAGATAATTAGCCAATGGGCAGAAGCATTTTCTCAGATTGTGAAGGTGTGGTAAATGGCCGCAGCAGGTTCAAGAACGCTCAAGCTTTCCTTATTAGCCGATGTTGCTGAATTTACAAA